GGACGATTTCGCAACGGGCAGAAGTAGACCTTCTTGAACGATGTGCCACCAAAGCCAAGCATCAGCAGCATACGATCCGTGTCGGGATAGTATTCTGTGGCTGTTGCTGTCAGGTAATGGTTGAGGTCTCTTTGAAGCGCGTTGGCAAGTTGGTCTTGCTCAAGCGTTGCATCATTGCTGTCGTTGCGAACTTTGACCGGGCCATCTGTTGGCAGCAGTTCTGAACGGGCGTTGGCCTGAAAGCGCAGCACTGCTTCAAGCAAAAGCGGGTGACGCACTTTGGACATGCCTTCAACGGGCGCTCCATCGACTGCACCCTGCGTTCCGGGAATTTCAATCTTCAAGCCAAGAAGGCGAATGCCCTGCGCTCTGGTCTCAACCCACTCTTTGCGGCTATCAAGATCGTCGCGGATGCCACGAAGAAGGTCTTGAGCGATTGTTGAGAGGGTAGCTTCCGGCAAATCATCAGCAAGATTGCGATACCAATCTTTAGTATCACGCTCTTTGCGCTTGTCATCGATGGGCTTGCCATCAAGCGAGATTGTCAACGAGCCATCGGGATGTTCAATCTCAAGAATTGCGCCGTTGTCATCCGTGACAAGGCTGTCTTGGCTGTCATCAAGCACTTCAACAATGACATCCGACTGCGGCACGACATCCTCTTCTGGAAGAACTTGCCTGAGATTGCCTACAAGGCCGGGTGTCATTGGCATAGCTTATTCCCCTACAGCCGGTAGCTGTTCCATTTCAGCGACAAAACGCCGGATGCCCTCTTGAGCAGCTATCGTATCGTTTTTTGCCATGATTTCATAGATACGAACGTAGTCGTATGGTTCTTTACCCCAGACCTCTACGCGAAAATTGCCAATCCGCTGCGGCGTGGCAGGGCGGATGACATCAACAATAGCACTGGCAAGAACTTGTGACATAGCTTCCTCTGGGCGGGAGCATACCCGCACCAAGACATATTAGCATAAATCACCCTAGACAGGATAGAGCGGTTCGGAAGTCTTAGAGCTTTGAAATTTAAGAGCATCTTCCGCTTCCGCTGTCCATTCGGACGACCTCAAAATCATACCCGTGTCACGAAGGTGGCGCATAGCCATACTCACGGTGTCAACCAAATCGTCATGTTTCCCTTTTGGGAACTGGCCGACTTGATTGATGACCATATCGGCCCATTGTTTAATGGGTGCGTAGACCAGTCCTTCGGCAAAAAGGTGCTGAACGGAGTAAAGCCGGGCCAGTTTGTCTTGGCTTTTGGGGTCAAACATCTGGACTGAGAACTTCTCAAACCCGTACATGCGCTTGATTTCTTGGGCTACCGAGTGTCCGGCTGCCTTGTTTTCAATAAGCAGGGTGTCAACTTGCATCTGGCGGCAGGAGGTTGCCACTTTTGTCACGAGATCATGGAGTTCGTGCCTGCCCTGCCACGCATACATGAGCATGACACGGGGGTTTGTCTCCGTGTAGCTGCGGGCATAATTGACACGCTCGCCACCCCTCATGCCTGCCATTGTTGGGGCTTGAGTGGTGACATCTGACGAGAAAACACCCCAAACCGTCAAAGCTGACGGGTCATTTTCGGTTTTGGTCGTGTAGGCCGTATCCAGACAGGCGATGATAAAGTCCATGTTTGGGTAGATTTGGCTATCCCAAGACTGCCACCACTCTCTCTTAATGATACCGCCGCCCTTTGGTTCGGGCCGCTGTTGAAGCTGACCGGCTGCGGCCCACGGGCCAAGCTGCCTTTCCAGCATTTCAACTTCATGCTCACCAAAGCGCTCGGGCCAGAGAAGAGCGCCTTCCCGTTCTTCCAGTTCAATCTCAGCTTCTGGATAGGCAGGGACACGCTCGCCGTCTTCCGTAACCTCAACCAGAGGCTCACCGTCTTTGTCCAGCCCGCGAGGGTCTTGCCAAATTATCTCTTCGTCGTTCTGGTCAATCCCCAGCACCGTATAGGAGTGCCGCTGCCATTCGTAGCGCATGGGCAGACAGAGATGTGTCCAGTCTCCAACGTCTTTGGACATGATATGGCCGGTGAGGTCTTCTTCACTAAGCCTTTGCTGGATAACAACAAATGCGCCCTGCTTGGGGTCATTGAGACGGGTTGAGAGCGCCGAGTCCCACCATTCAATGGTTGCGTGGATGGTGGCTTCGGAAAAGGCTTCCTGTGCTGCGTTCGGGTCATCGACCACGATGATGCTGCCGCCTTCACCCGTAAGAGCCGAGCCAACAGAGGTGGAAAGCCGGGAGCCGCCCTTGTCATTGTCAAACCTTGTCTTGGTGTTCTGGTCGCCGGTCAACTTGAAGCGATCTCCCCACAGCGTCTGATACCAATTGCTTTCAATCAGGCGGCGACATTTAACGCTGTCACGCAGAGAAAGCTGCTGGGCATATGAGGCATGAAGGAACTGAACACCCGGTCCAGCCGTGTGCGTTTTAGTTGGTTGAGCCCAAGTCCACGCCGGGAATGCCACAGATGTCAAAGATGATTTGGCACAGCGGGGCGGGATGTTGATGATCAGACGCCGCAATTGCCCGTCTGCCACAGCCTGAAGATGCTCTGCCACAGCTTCAATCGGCCAGCCATCTGTAAAGTCCGAAGAGTCCACATAGCGCCAAGCAGTTTTGAGGAACTTGTATAGGCTTTCTTCGCAGTCAGCGCGGTCAAGCTCCATTAACTGCTTTTCAATGTCGAGGGTTTTTCCGTCGATGGAAAGTGTAGACATGAAATTGAATATCCCTTTGACCAGTAGCCAGCCTATAAAGTCTATGATAAGGTTGACTCATCAAATCTGCAATAGGGGGCAGAAATGATTGAGTGCGTTAAACTTACTACGAATCACTATAGCATCACGAAACCTCTGGTGTTTCTCCGAGCCAGATATGAGCGGTCGCCTGTTTTCGCTGACAGGCATCGGAGTTTAATTTCCTTCACTATAAGAATAAAAATCTAAGGCGCGGAAATGACTGAGGGCAATTATCACGGAGCCGCTTTCAAGCTCCCTCCACCTCCGGTTGGTTATTGGGAAATGCCTTGTGGAAACGTGTCGTGGGCAACGACATCTAAGCCGCGCTGGCTGACGCGGTTTCTCATGAAGCACCTGATGCAATGGGGATGGAGGGACGCATGACTGATGATTTTCCAAATCAACTTCGCAGACAGTTTCCGATAGAGATGGTTCTTCAGACTCCGGGTCTGGTCATGGCTCTTTATGTGAATGAACGCGACCATGCTGCTGACATCATTGAAGACCAGCAGAAACGCATTGAGCAACTGGAAGCGGCGCTGCGTCTTGGCGTTGATATGCGCGAAAAGCAGAAAGCTTATTTCAAGCGCCGTTTTCAAGATGTGCTGTTGGATTGCAAGAAAGCAGAACGTGACTTTGATGTCTCCGCACTTGCAGCACTAGGGGAGAAGAAAGATGGATGAATACCCTCTTTTGAAGCGACTCCGCACGATGTCGGCTATTGGTTGGCATCCGATTGGGGATGAAGCAGCAGACCGCATTGAGGAACTAGAAACTGCGCTCAAATTCTATGAGTGCGGCTGCAAGCAAGATAGCTGCACACCGGAAGAGCCAAAGTTCCGAAGCATCAAGTGCGGTTGGATTGCTAAGGCCGCACTAGGGGAGAAGAAAGATGTCTGACAGACTAGAGAACCAACTTGATTATGCCTACAACCGGCTTCAAGCGGCTCATGAGCGAATAGAGAAACTGGAAGCGGCGCTTGATGACATGGGGCAATACATCTCCCGCGCCGATTGGTTTTACTTAAAGCCAGAGACACTAGCCGCACTTGGGGGGAAGAAAGATGTCTAACTATGATTTATTGGCTGACTTGAGAGAGTGGGCCGAAAGCTACGACGCTGTAGAGATTGGCGCGGATGGCGTTCTTTATAATGCAATCAACCGGATTGAGGTGCTGGAAGCGAACATTGGGGCATTGAAGGCTGCGTTCCGCGTGAACATGCTGCGAGCCAATGCCAGCCACGAAGAGATTGATGCCGTCATCCGCACTGCACTAGGGGAGAAGAAGGCTTGACCGTCCACGCTCTATTCCCAACGCTTCTGCTTGAAGAGACTGACGATCAGCACCCGGCTCGAAAAGACCTATTCATGCGCCAAATCATGAAGC